TAACCGTGTCCTTGCGCTTGGGATGCGTCACCACTTGCAGTCGGCTGACGATGTCATCCCGATCCCGAGCCGCCGAGAGCGTGTACATCGTGTTGTCGAACGTCGCCAAGTTGGTGTTCTTCGCCGCGCGATCCGTCCGACTCTCGAAAATCAACTGCCCGCCGTTGGACGTGTCGCCCTTGACGTAGATGTTCCCGACTTCCGACTGTGCGATCCGCTGGAACTCCTGAAGAACTCCGGCGCCCTCTTCCGGGGAATGGTCGAGCGCGTACGGGTAGGTGTCCCGGCCCGTCCCAAACGTGAACGACACCGGCAGGCGCACCATCGCATTCTTGAGCGTCGTCAGGATCTCATCCGCCCGTTTCCCGACCTGAATCGGCACCCGCTTCAACTTCGCCCGGCTCGCTTCATCGATCCAGTCGTAAACCACACAGAGCGTCAGACGCGAGCCGTACTGCCCCGCCGCTGGTTCAATGTGCGACAACCGACCGTGGAACTTGTAGTACGTCGTCCCGCTGTAGACAATCGCCAACCGCACATTGATCCCGAGCGAGAACCCCGATCGGCAGTTCGTATGCCCCGGCGCGTAGTAGCCGAGCAGCCCGCCACTGTTCCGGGTCGAGTTGTTCATGGCGAACGTCAGCGACCCCGGAGACGCCACCCGATCCGTGAGGCCCGATCCGGGTATCCCGTAGCGGAACCGGATCGGCACCGCCGCGCGCACGTCCGCGGACACGTTCGTCCAGCCGAGCCCAGCCCCAGCCAGCTCCATCTCGATCGCAAACGAGGTCGGATAGACCGCCGCCACTTACGCGGCCCCCTTCTGGAGCGCCGCCGTGATGGCCTTGGGAATCTGCACCAACACGAAGTGCCGATCCGCCGCTGCCGCCTCCGAGTCGTAGCCACCACCACCGCCACCGCCACGGCTGGCGAGCGACAGGCCGGCACTGTTGAACCGGGAGACGCTATTCGCCGGAGGCGAACCATCACCAGGGCCAGTCGGCACTGGCTCCACTTCAAACCCGATCGGGATGACGACCTTCTTCCGCCCGAGCGCGTCCAGCGCCCCGCCAAGGTCGCCAGCAAGCGCCTTCGTCAAGTCCTTGATGGCATCCACGACGGACTTGAACCCTTCCGTCAGCGTCGTCGCAAACGTCAGTTCCCCGAGGTCCCCGATGGTTTCGCCGGCAGCGTTGGTCAACGTCCCGAGCTCGATCATCTTCTGCAACAGCGGTTTCATCGCTGCCGGGATCTCGGTCCCCGTTTTCATCGCCTCATGGACGTAGTCGTTGATCGCCACGCTCATGTGCTCGGTGATCGTGACGACGTCGAAGCCCGCCTTGGTCAGATCCGCGAAGTCCTGAATCAGACCCTTCGCGATCTCGTCCATGTGCGATTGCTTCGCCTTGATCCCGGCGTCCGCCCATGACAGGCCGTACCTGTCGATCAGGCCGGGGAGCCGCTGCATCCACGCATCCTGACCCGCCAGCGCCGCGTTGATTTCCTCGATCACGAGCTTGGCCTGGTCAGGGCTGTTCCGGCCGACGCCCTGCGTCAACTTGATCCAGAGGGCTTCACCGGCATCGCCCAGCGTCAGCAACTTCACGTGCATGCTATCGAACCCGCCGAGTGTCGCCGCGAACTGCGTCACCACATCCCGGCCCGCCGTGCCGAAGAAGTGATCCCACATGCCCTTGATGGCCTGCCCCGCCGCGAGACCAGCCGAGACGATCCCACCGATCCCGGCTGCAATCCCCGCGATGCCCTGCAACTTGTCGCCAGACTTGAATGAATCGATCCCTTCGCTGACCGACTTCTGGCTCTTCTGGAGTGTGTCGAACGCCGCTACGAGCGTACTGGCCCCTCGCACGAGCGCGCCGAAAGAATCCCCACCGATCGTCGCCAACTGCGCGAGCGCCTTCGCCAGATCGCTGACGTTGTTATGAACCTTCTTCACGGCCTCAGGCACGACCGGCTTGCCAACGGCTTGCCCAAGGTTGTTCCAATCTGAGATGCCAGAGACGACCGCGACGCCCCAACTCTTCACGATTGGGATCGATACATCAATGTGCTCGCCCAGCGTCTTCCAGGACGTGTCGAGCAACGCGATCGCGGGCGGTAACTTCAACGTCTCGACGTACAAATCGCGCATCGCCTGCGGAGCGATCCGACCCTGCGCTTCGTAGACCTCGATCGCCGCCTTCATGACTTTGTTGACCTCGGCCTGCGCCTCAGCCGTCAACTTGTGGACGTCGATCCCGCGCTTAATAGCCGTGACATAGTCGTCGGCAGCCTTGATGAGTCCGGCCCCGGTGAGTTTGTCGGAGATGCCCTGCAACTCTTTCGCATGCGCCGCGGCGGCCTTCGCGGCTTTCTCCTGGCCGTCGCTGAGCAACACCACCGGCGCGATCATTGCTTTCGTGGCGACCGTCGCTGTCTGCGTCCCCTTCTCAAGTCCGGAGATCGCCCCGCCCAACCACTCCGAAGCGTCTTTCATGCCGCGCATCGCCGCCGCGTCATCCCCGATCACCTTCGACAGACCGGGAATCTTCAGCGCCAGTTCCCCAACGTACGTCGCCGCGTCGATCAACCCCTTCACGGTCAGCAACGCCATCCGTAGGAGCGCGTCGAACATGTTGCGGAGATAGTCCACGACGTTTCCAGCGCCCAACATGGCGTTGGCGACCATCTGGAACGCTGGCAGCATCGGGGCCAGTACCTTGCCGATGATGGCCGTGCCGACACTCTGAAGGGACGCCAGCGTATCGCCCAAGTCGTCGCCAGCCTTGATCGTCTGCTCGTCCAGCACGATGCCGAGTGTCTCGGCGGCCTTCATCGTCGCGGTCAGGTTACCCGCCATCGTCGGAAGCAACTCCGCACCGGACTTCCCGAACAGGTCCATGGCGAGCTTGGATCGTTCCAGAGGATTAGGCACCTTTGCAATCGCGTCACCGATCATGGCGAAAGCGGACGCCGGGTCCATATTGCGGACCTCTGCGAATGAGAGCCCGAGACGCTTCATCGCATTGACGGTTCCCGTGTCGCCCTCAACGAGCGCGCGGCCCATCCTCGTCACACCCTTAGCGACCGCGTCGATGGTGCCGCCGTTTTGCTCGGCGGCATACTTGAGTTTTTGGAGCTCGGTCGTACTGATGCCGGTCTTTGTCGACAGGTCAGCCATCGCGCTCGTGAAATCCAAAAATGACTTCACGGCGCCAGTGATCGCCTGTACCGAGAACGCGGTTACAAGCATCCCGCCGAGTTTGCTGGCAACCGCACCGACCTTGTCGAGCGATCCGTTGATGTCGTTGACGCCCTTGGTGAGCTGCGCGGTATCTGCGCGCACGTCCACGATCAGCGACGCGATCGTAGCCATCAGACGAACCGTCCAGACGCGAGGTCACGCTCGGCTTCCTTGCCAGCCGCACGGCACCGATCAAGGTAGGGCTGGATCTGACTCTCCGCCGCTGGGATCATGAACGGCTCGGCCTTCATCTTCGACGTGCCGAACTCCACGAAATGCGCCCGCTGGGACGGCTTGTCCGAGCGCGCCTCAGCCCCGCCCGCGCCGATCGAGACGTTGGAGATACCAGCCCGCCCCCGGCCGGTCTTGCGGCTCATCGACCAGATCACCGCGTTGTACAGGGCTCGCGTGCGAATGGACGGAGACGACGCCAGCCGGTTCTGTGCGCCCCTGACGATCTCCCTGACGGTCGTTTCCGTGGCATCGCCCAGACGCTCACGAAACACCTCCGGCAACGCCTGAAACGCCGCCTTGGCTTCTTTCAGACCGCGGATGTGTGCCGTGAGTCCTGGGTTAGTCGCCATCGGGTATCAGGTCCGCGTCCTCGTCGTCGTAGTCCTCGGGTTCGTCGCGATCGAAGCCGTCGTAGATCACGACGCCATCGCCGGATTCCGCCATGTGCTGCGCGTGCTCTTTCTCTTCCGCTTTGACATTGAACAACGCCGCCCAACACGACATTTCCCACCCGCTCATGCGGGTCATCAACTCGTGCCGGGTCATCCCGCCGAGATGGAGCGTCAGCTCGTAGCTGAAGCGGAGCCATCCGCCGCGGCGGAAAGTTGTTCCAATTCTTCGATGTCCTTCTCACCAATCCCGGAGAGTTTCCGGCACAGGTCATAGATCGGCTCCATGATCACCGCGGGCATCTTGCCGAGTTGTTCCGCCTGCTCTGGGCGGTACATGAGCGTCCGATCCTCCGGGCTCTTGATGACGCAGAGCGCGATCAACGTGCCGCGCGCGTGGAGAATCTTCCGCTGATCCACCTTCTCGCGCCGCACGAAGGACCGCTCGAACCGACTCCGGCTAAGCGCCGAGAGCCCCTGACAGCAGACCCTTTTCTTGAGTTCGGGGATGAAGACGGAATCGACGGGGAGAGGTTGATCGCCGACGAGTAGGAGGTCGTCGCCTGAAATGTAATCCATACCGACTTGGCCGCGTCCTTTCGCTGGGATGAAAGGCGGGCGCGCAACCGGATCGTGCTGCGCGCCCGCGGGAACCTACTGTCTTACGGTGCCGAGATCGTCGCCAGACCAGCCGGCGCGAAGGTCACTTGGCTCATGTGCCCGTCTCCGCGCGTGCCATTGACGAAGCTGAAACTCCGCACGAACACGGCGATCGTGAACTGCGGATTGGTCGCCGCCGCCGCGCCAGAGGCCGGCTTGACGATGATGTTGAACGTCGTTCTGGCTGCGACCAGTGGATGGATCGTCGCGTAGACCTTCGATGTCGCGTAGTCCTGGAAGAACGTCACCGAGATGTCGCCGACCTTGATCGTGCCCGGCATCTCGTAGTCCTGGAGTTCGGACATCGCCGCCGCATCGACCCCGTTGATACCGTCCGAGTAGGAGATCGTCTTGACGTGATCGCTGAGGTCCACGGCGTTGACCGTCAGGCTTGCGTCGACAAGTACGTGCTTGGCCACAGTTAGACTCCCAATCCCTTCTTCGGCACTCTCACGACATGCCGCGGTCCCGTGTCGATGCCACCCGGCCCAGCCGGGGATGGCGTCAAGAACGTAAAGCCCTCGTGCGGGTCCGGCCCGTCCAGTTCCCCAGGTCCGAGCGGTCCACGAATCGCCGCCGCCTCACCCTTCGCCGGACTGCGCGGATCGTCGTCCCCAGGCCCCAGCGGGGTGAACGCCTCACCGACTCCAACCTTGGCCGGAGACCGCGGATCGTCTGCGCCTGGCCCCAACGGCTCGAACGCTACGAAGGATTCGGCCGGTACCGGCACGTCGGGACCCCGCACTGCCAATCCGGAAGGCCGTTCGTCATCCCCAGATCGATCCGGAGATCCTCCGGGTGCGGGCACGACGTCATGGGCTCCTGGCTTGACAACCCCTCGTCCGGAATCAAACGATCCAGCGCGCCCGCGATCCGCTCCTGCGCCACCGCGATCCTTCTGAGTTCGTGCCATATGCGCTCTTCAATCGGCCCGTTCGCCACCGTCAACTCGTCTCGTGAATCTCACAGGTCCATCGCTGAACCCCGTGATACAGCGCACGCGTCGGGATGTCCGGATCTGGCTCGTCGAAGACGTCCTCGAACTCACACGTCAACGACCCGTCGATCATGTCGAACCCACTCACCGCCAACGTCCGCCGCTCGAGCACCACATACACCCGCGACAAGATCGCGTGCATCTCACTGGCACCCTGATGCGCGCTCCACCCGTCGATCTGGAGCGACATCTGAGACCCGGCGACCTGCATCGCCCCCGCCTCGTTGGACCGCCCACGGCGCCCCAGAACGAGGTAGGGATACGCCGTGCGTTCCGATT